AGTTCTAATAGAGCAGACGAGCTCATTGGAAGACCAGTTTCTATATTAAACACCTGATCTTTGTCTTTATATTTTTTACCATATAATTCTTCTTTTACTATGTTTTCTATTGCAGCAGCGTCAGCTTGTCTTTGAGTTATTGGCGTTGGTGTAGATTCTCTTTGGAATCTTTTGTAAGCCTTTAATAGTTCTGGGTCTTGGCTTATAGTTTCTATTAGTTTAAGTTGATCTGGTATTTCACCCTCTTGTCTTACTCCCTCTGCCATTGCAGCCTCGCCAAAAGCTACGAATGGATTTACAGGCACAGGCCCAGCAACAGGTTTCATCATTGCTAGAAATCCTGCCATCATTTGTTTTGCAAACTCAGGATCTTTGTCTACTTTTTCCATATAACTAGATGGAAAAGCTTTTACATAGTCAAAGAATACAGGTGTTGCTCTACCTGATTCAGCAGCTATAGTCATAGTTCTTTCTCTAAGTATGTCTCCTAGTTTATCTGAGGTTTCTATTTCTGTTGATTCTTCAGGAGTAATCACACGTCTTTTAGGCTCTGAATCTTCATCATCACCAAACAAAGCTTTAGCTCCAAGACCAAGTCCTGTGCCATAAACACCTGCTCTTATTGCTCCTTTCCCAGCACTACCACCGCCAAGAGCTCTTAAACTTTTTGCTGTTATGTCTCTACCAAAACGAATTGGAACAGAAAATTCTTCTGGCATAACGTTTTGTTTAGGCTTTTGTTTTGTAATATCTTTTGATCTAACTTTTGGTTTAGGTTTTGGTCTAAGTCTATTTAAAAAACTTAATATACCTTTAGCTGCTTCTTTTTTTACCTTTGCCATAATTATTTCTCTATTCTGTATCCTTCAGGTATGTCATCTAATACATAAATTTCATCATCATTAGGATCGTATTCAAAGTAACCACCTTCATACTCATAAGCTACTCCGGGCTCATACATTTCACTATAACTTTGTGACTTAAACATATCTTGTATTTCTGGATCAGTTCCTAAGTCAACTCCCAATGCAGTTAGTCCAGCTACGTTTGTAGTTGGGTTGCTAAGTTTTGCTACTGGCTCTAAAGCTTTTTTAGCTTTACGTAGTCTGTTACCAACCATTAAAGCTTTTATACCTGCACCTGCTAATCCAACACCAGGCACTGCCATTATATAATCTAAGGGATTAGTGGGATCAAATAATAATCCATCTTTACCAAAAAGTTTTGTGTCTGCATCACCACCGTTTGCATAAGCAGCTATGCCACCATCAGCTTTTTCAATAACTCCTCTACCCATAAGAATATCTTTTTGAGTTACTTTGCCGTCACCACTTAGATCAGGAAAGCCGCCTTTCTTTAATTCTACAGGCTCTAGCCCAGACATTATTCCTTGCACTACAATACCTTAGCGTAGTCAACAGCGTAGTATCCGTCTTTAACTACTACTGCATCTGGTTTAACTTCTAATACTTCTTGAGCTAACACACCCTCGCTTGGCTCTGATTCAACACCTATAGCCCTACCTTTATCATTCCAATCCCATGTGTACCAACCGATACCTGGCTCAAGCTCACCTATTTTTGTAATGTTTTCTTTTAAATCAACATCAGATTGCATTGCACCATATCCAGTCATAAGTGTTCCAGCGGCTCCAACTAATTGTCCTAGTGCTGTTTGTAATCTTTGTAATGGTTCTTGAGCAAGCTGTTGTGCTGCACCAAACTGTCTTGATAGTGCGGCTTGTTGTGTAGCTTGTCCTTGAGCTCCAAGTTGGTTTAGTAAATTAATTTGACTTCCTAACATGCCTTGACCTTGTTGCCCTAGGCTTGCAATACCTTGGCCTAAGGCCGCTTGCTGTCCACCCAAAGCTGCTTGTTGACCAGCTAATCCTGATTGTAAGCTTGCAAGTCCAGCCTGTCTGCCTTGTTGTGCCTCAAAAGATCTCATGGCAGCGTCTTGTGCTCTACCAAAACCTTGACTTCTAAGTGCACCTACAGCTTCAGCTGCACCTCTGCCTGTTTGTCTTGCTAGTTCTTCTTGGGCTATTCTGCCTCTTGATCCACCGAACGCACCTTGGCTTATAGCTCTGTCACGCAATCCTATGTCTTGTTGTGCTGCTGCTCTATTTATATCTTGGAGTGTTTGTTGCACTACTTGATCTTCGTATGGATCATAAAACATTGATGCACTGCTAGGATCAAACATTTGAGTTGCACCTATGCCACTTTGTTCTGCTCTTTGTAATGCACCTATACCACCTGATACAGTTCCAGCACCTTCTTCTATCATGCCTCTAGCTTGATCTATAAAAGGCATAAATTGACCTAAACCTTGTGAGGCTTGTCGTGCTTGTATTTGCAGTGGTGTAAGACCTGCTGTTTGTTCTATAGGTATATCTCTAGGTCTTGATATTAAACCTTCATATTCACCAGGCGATCCAAAATAAGAAGATAATATTCTTCTTGAATAGTCTTCAATATAAGGAGATACAAAAGAATAACCAGTTTGAGGAGTGGTTATAATATCTGCTGGTGGTGCTGATTTTGTTTTACTAAGACACATATTTAATTAATTCCTATAATACATACCACCTATTTGGTGGAAGCCTTTTTTATTAAATAATTTTTTAGCTCGTTCAACTCCATGTATGTTAAACACGCCCATTATTAAAGGCTTTTCTAGTTTATTAGCATAATCTATAACTGCATCTATTAAAAGATGTGAAGGCGATGTTTGATCTTTTAGGTTTCTGTATTCAGGTAAAACAAAAAACCATCCATCTCCTACATATTCTTCTGCTGACCACCAATGTTTATCAGGTGCGACAGCTATACTACCTACGATTTTATCGCCATCACTCACATTATACACAATACCCTCAAACATAAAATGATTTATGTGAGCAGAAGCCCTTGACCAATCTATTTCAGGAGACTCATCTCCTGATAAAGAGTGCTCTGTCCAAAAATTTTCAGATAAAAATTTTGCAATCTTTTTACCATTTTCAGCACTAGGAACTACAGTTTCTAATACTAAACTCATGTCAGCTTGTTAGCAAAATCTTCTCCAATTTTTTGCATTTCGTACATTTTACGAGCTCCGAGTAATCTTTGTTCGTATTCGTCTTCTGGGTTTGCACCAGCCTGTAAACCTATACCTCTTACAGCAGCAGCGTTTACAACAAACTCTCCATCACTTAACATGGCTGGTATTTTGTCGCCTCGCTCTCCACCAGGGCCTGTAATTAATTCACTTCTATCTACAAATTTACCGTCTTTAGCATACAGTTGACTTGTAATTCTTCTTGGCTGTAGATCATCAATAAAGGTTGCCTCTTTAGGCGGTGCCACCAGGGGAGAGAATGGCACGCCTTTTATTTGAGAGTAAAGTTTTGAGACTTCACTAGGGTAAAATTTGTAAACAGCAGGGTTTTCTGATCGTGCATTTATAGTTATATCTGCACCTGGAGTGGTTCCACTATACCTACTACCACCTGTAGATCCAAATGCACCATATCCTCTTGCTAATCTCATGGCTGCTTGTTGTGCTTGTTGTTCTGCTATTTGTTCTTCTGTTAGTTCTGGTGTTGTATCTCCACCTAAAATATTTTTTATGTAATCGTTTATATCAAAATCATCAAAGATAAAATCTCTTTCATACATTCCTATACCGCCAGGCATACCGCCTCTTTTAAAACCTTGTGGCATTATTTCTGGTCTTCTTATCTTAGGTATGATTGCTTCTATTCCTGCAATTTTTCCCGGTTTTACCAAAGGAGTAAAGTCTGATGACTCTCCTATCATTGAAAGCATTTGCCCTAATACCTCTATTTTTTCTGATGGTGTTTTTCTTTTTGCAATTATTTTTGCTATTTCACTAGGGTCTTTGGTGCCTGCATCTATTCCACCGTCATCTTCAAAGTCATAAATAAAATCGTTTAAATCTTCTTGAGCTTCGTCAACAGCTTCATCAACACCTGGCATACCACCCATAAAATAGCCTGGCACGTCATAACCAAACTTGTCTTCTACTAAGGCAGGGTTTTCTTTTGCTAGTGCCTGTATCCCTTTATTTCCTTCAGATAATTTTTTCATATTTAATTTGCAGTTATATTGATGGATATGTCTCCGTTGGTTTTAACAGAGAGTGATCCTACTGATGCAGTCATCTCAAAGCCTTGTGCGTTGCTTGGAGTGTGTAACTGTATCCATTGATTGCCAGTATAAACCTGTAAAACATCAATAGATGTATTCCATATTACATCACCAGCATTAAAATTTAAAGATGATATTTCAGAATCGCTAAACTGTGGCGTAGAGTTTGGATCAAATTTACCTAAGTTTATTTCAAGTATTCTAATTAATCGGTTAAAAGTATTTGCTTCTACTTGGCCATTTGCTTGAGGTAGTCTTGTTTCAAGTAGTTTAGCCACTACCTTCTACCATCTGTTTTAACGTCTATTCTACTAGAGCCTAGTCTCCATTTAAAACCTGTTCGCACACCTGTGGCTGCGTCATCATCAGATTGAACTCTAAGAACTAGCTGTCTGCCTCTAGCACGTGTAAAATTTTGTTGCGTAGAGCTAGTGACATCGTTTGTTGAATTAGTGGTTAAAGTATCGCCCGGAAAGTTACGAGTTTTAAGAACAAAGTTTATTTGACCACCAGATGCAGACGAGCCAAAAAACTTTACATCAGGAATAATTCTGCTAACAAAACCAAAACTGTCTCCATCTTCTATATCTATATCGCCTGACTCTATAAAAACATTATCCATAGGTGATCCATCATCATCGTCAGAGTCTTCATGCACATATAAGTACCCTGTGCCACTGTCTTTACCTGTTGCTCTTGGTTTTTCAAATACACCTTCATCTAGCCAAGCTGTTCTTGATAAATTACCTATGCTCCAAGCACCTTCTAAATAGTTATAAGTTACATATCTATCTATTTCAGTTGAGGAAGATGAGCAATAAAACCAACCCACTTCATTAAACTCTTTGTTTGTAAAGGCTATAGTTTTAAATGCTTGAGATGAGTTAAAGTCATCTAATACATAATTTAGCACACTGCATACTAATCTTTTTACTGATCCTGAATAGGTATAAAATCCATCTCTTGCCATCCAATACACGCTGTCTGGTGCGTTTATAGCTGCATTAGGAGATATAAGTCCTACATTTTCGTTTATGAGATTAACACCAAAAGTAAAAGGTGCACCTACAAACTGCATACTATACAAAGAAGTATCAGTCCAAATAAGTATTTCTTGTCTTGATCTTAGACCACCTACTATTTGTGATCCTGATGATAGTCTTAGTGAGCCTGCTGTGTTGGTAGCAGTGGGTTCCCAATTAGTTGCACTCTCTTGATCTGAAAAAGCTATAAGCATAGGATCTATAACACCTGTTCTTGAGCTACCACTAATCGGATCAGCACCTAAAATTATAACGTGTCTATCAACATCACTTACAATTACTTGCAATGCTCTAGTTGGTACAAGATTTGCACCACTTAAACTACTTAACTCCACTGCTCTAGTGCTTGTTCCGTTAGTTTCATCCCAATAATAAATACTGCCTGCTCTTGGATTTATAATTAAATCTTCACCAAAAGAATCATGTGACCATAATCTTAACTGTCCAGCCTCTGTTAATGCAGTTCCTGATCCCCATGTGCCAGCACCCCATGTTCCAGCACCCCAACCTGTCGATGCTACAAAAACATCTAGCCCTACATTTATTTGATAAGTTCCTACAACAGAAGAACCACCGTTACCGCTATCTGAGGAATTAGCAGTAACTGTAGAGCCAGATGTATCTTTTGCTTCTATGGTATAACTATTCGCATTTACTACGGTTGCAACTTGATACTCTTGATTAAGAACAGAAGCGGTAATGTTTCCACCCAAACTAGATGCACCACTGAATGTTACAAAATCGTTTTGCACAGCACCATGGGCCGTATCTGTAACAGTAATAGTTGCGTCATCATTAGCCACTTTAGCAAACGTTACATCTCCTGCACTTGTGGTTGATCTTATTGGAGTAACATCATCAAAATTAGAACCTTGTTTTATGTAATATTTAAAAGTAGTGCCAAGTCCTAAATATTTAGTTGCATCTAAAGCAACCCAAGCTAGTAATGCTCTGCCTGTACCTAAGTAAGACGCACTGGTTTCTTTTTCCCAACCACCTATTTTTTCTGGTAGTCCTTTTCTAAACCTAACTAAATTACCATCTGTCCAACC